CAGAATCAGAAATATGGCTTCATTAATATTTATTGTGGAGATAGTTCTACTTTGAGTTCTTGCTGTAGACTGAGAAGTGAACGTAAGAGTGAATATTTCAACTCTTTCGGAAGTGGTTCAAGTAAGATTGGTTCTCTTGGAGTATGTACCATTAACTTCCCAAGACTTGCATTAAAGTATCCGAATAAGGAAGACTTTATGGTTCATTTGAAGGATATTGTTGAGACCTGTGCAAGAGTAAACAATGCTAAGAGAAAGATTGTTGATAAGAGAATTAAGAATGGCAATGAACCACTTTATGTATTAGAATTCATGGATTTGTCCAAGCAGTATAGTACTTGTGGTTGTGTTGGTCTTAATGAGTGTATCACTTATCTTGGCGAAGACATCTTGAAAGAATCAGGACAGAATCTTCTTCTTGAGATTATTGATACCATCAATGATGTTAACGACAAGATGCAGAGAAAGTATAACGCTCCACATAATTGTGAACAGATTCCGGCAGAAACCGTTGCAGTGAAGATTGCAGCCAAGGATCAGTTGCTGGGTTATCAGAATGATTGTAACCTTTACAGTAATCAGTTCATTCCATTGATTACGAATGCTGATATGTTAGATAGAATTAACCTTCAGGGATTATTTGATGGACACTTCTCAGGCGGCGCAATCTGTCATTTAGGAGTAGACACACCGATTGAAGACCCTAATGACATTGCGGATTTAATTCGTTTGACTGCAAAAAAAGGAGTGGTATATTTCGCAATCAATTATGTTCTTGCAGAATGTGAAGATGGTCATATGACAGTTTCAAATGATGATATTTGTTCTATCTGCGGTAAAAAAATAATCAATCACTACACCCGTGTTGTTGGATTCTTAACCAATATTGCCAATTGGAATAAAACAAGAAGAGAATTAGATTTTCCCAATAGACAGTTTTATGATGCAAAAAATATTAATGAGATATGCCAAGATTAGATTTAACTGGTAAAAGATTTGGTAGGCTAGTTGTAAACAAACTAGCCTACGTAAAAGATTATAGGACTTATTGGGAATGTAATTGTGATTGCGGGAAAGAAAATGTAATTATCAAAGGTAAATATTTATCAAACGGAGATACCAAATCTTGTGGATGCCTAAATCTTGAAAGAATTTCTGATATGGGGAAACAAAATAAAAACCCAAATGATTTTTATATAACCGATGATGTTGTTCATGTTAAATTCCATAATTCTGAAGAAGAATTTTTATGTGATATAGAAGATTGGGATAAGCTTTGTTGTCACACATGGTTCTTAAATAACAATGGATATGCTCGTACAAGTATTGATGACAAATTTGTATTATTCCATACACTTGTGCTACAACATGAAGATAATTTTGAGATTGATCATATATCTGGAGATATATTAGACAATAGAAAACAAAATCTTAGAGTCGTTTCAAGAAAAGATAATATGAAAAATAAAGCAAAATACAAGAATAATACATCTGGATGTAAAGGTGTTAGTTTTCATAAAGGAATTGGTAAATGGATTGCATATATTGGTCTTGATAATAAAAATCATAGTCTTGGAGCATTTAATTATATAGATGATGCAATTAAAGCCAGGAAAGATGCAGAGATAAAATTGTTTGGAGAATACAACAGGAGTGAACAATAATGAATATATTAGCAACACAATATACATTAGCAACAAAAGCTTTTGAGATTTATATCTCTGGATGCAGTGGCAATCCTCATTGTAAGGGTTGCCATAATCCTACATCATGGGATTTCAATTTAGGCGATCATTTTGATGATAAATACTTTTCAACTATTAAAAGAAAAGTAGAAGATTTTGATTCTCTTGTGAAGAACATAATGATATTTGGTGGGGAACCGTTAGACAATGATTATGAAGAACTTACTTCATTATTATATAAATTAAAAGAATTCAATAAACCAATTTGGCTATTTACAAGATATTCAATTATTGAAGTTCCGTATGAGATTAAACAGTTATGCGATTATATTAAGTGCGGAAGATATGATGCTAGTAAATTAGTAGATGATAATATCCAGTATGGAATTAAGTTGGCAAGCTCTAATCAAGAGATATATAAGAAAGGATTAGATTATTAATGACAATTAAAGTATCTGAAAACAAAGAATTAGTTCAAGAAATTCGAAGAAAAATTAAGGAAAACGATGGTTTTTGTCCGTGTAAAACTCAGAAAACACAGGATACGAAGTGTATCTGCAAAGAGTTTATAGAACAGCAAGAATCTGGCGAATGCCATTGTGGACTTTATTACAAAACAGAATAAAAGGTAATTTTGATTGGAAGGGTGATTTTTATTATGGAGCAATTAAAAGTAGATATAGAAACATTCAAATTCTCACCTAAAGAGTTTCGTATTATTCGTAACTTGGATGGTGTTATTTATACTCATAGATTCCCAGTTATTAAACATAACAATATAACTTCTCTTGAAGGTGAGATAACTATATTGGGTGATACCGGCGAAGTACTTATTGATATTTTTAATCTTAATAGAACTTTCTATTCACCATTCTACAATAATATTTATGGGGATTTTGCTCCAATATTATCAAAGATACATGAACGTATCAATCAAGAATTAAATAGGTTAGGAATCAAGCAGAATGACGCAAGAACAGTACGAAAAACTAAAAAAGGGTGATTCCCTCTGCTATGCAAGAATAATGCCTAGATTCGGCTATTACGAGGTTCATGATGTTACTTTAGTTGCTAAGTACGATGATCATTGTACCGTTGCTGAAACAAAAACTAAGCAGAGTTTCATCTTTAACACAAATAGCATGTTTAAGCAATTATATCTTGATAGGAAAGAAGCAGTAACATATCTGAAAGAAGAAAAAGAAAAAAATAAGAATATAAAATTGTACTCTCTTACTAAGGAAAAGAGTACGGAAGGAGATGAGTAAAAGTATGAATAGAATTGCAAAATTTGCAAAGGTTAGCTTTGAGCAGTTTTATAAAGACTACGTAGATACTAATAATTTAGAATCAAACGCAGAAAATATGATAAAGGTTAAAGAAATTTATGACGCAATAAAGTTGCCAAAGAGAGCTACTAAAGGATCTGCTGGATATGATTTCTATACATTAGAAGACATCACTTTAGAACCTGGAAAAACACTTAAAATTCCCACTGGTATTCGTGTAAGAATGCGAGAAGATTATGTGCTTAAGTGCTACCCTCGAAGTGGTCTTGGGTTTAAGTTCCGTCTTCAGTTAAACAATACGGTTGGTATTATAGATAGTGATTATTTTTATTCAAGTAATGAAGGACATATATTTGCAAAGATTACAAATGACACCAATGAGCAGAAAACTGTTAATGTTAAAGCTGGAGATGGATTTATGCAAGGTATCTTTGTTCAATATGGTATTACCGAAGACGATAATGCCGATGGTATTCGAGATGGTGGGTTTGGCAGCACAACTGGTAAATAATAAATAAGAGGAAATTCTTATGAAAGAAAAAGTACCAATTTATCATAAACAGAATCTCACATTAGAAGAAGCTGCTGAATATTCCAATATAGGAATTAACAGATTGACAATGTTAATCAAACAACCATCTTGTAATTTTGTCCTTCATGTAGGAAATAAACGATTGATAAAAAGAGAGCAGTTTGATAAGTTTATTGCATCAGTAGACATTATTTGAGTTGCTATTTAGGAGCCGACATGATATTATATTAGTATCTAATATTGATGTCAGCTCCTATTCTATTAGAGAGGTGATATTGATTATGGCAACAACAAAAAAGGACACTAAGGGACGTAACTTAAAACAAAACGAAGATCAGTTAAAGGATGGGAGGTATCGCTACAGATATACTGACAAGTACGGTAAAAGACAGGCAGTTTATGCATGGAAACTAAACCCAACTGATAAAACTCCAGTTGGTAAAAAAGAAGATTTGAGTCTTCGAGAAAAAGAAAGAGAAATAGAAAAAGATATAATTGAAGGCATCAATACATATTCATCACACTCATTGGTTAATGATTTAATCGAGAACTATTTAAATATTAAAATCCAACTTGCTATAACAACAAAAAATAATTATACGCATATGTGGGAGAAAAATATTAAATATAGTTTTTTAGGTGAGATGAGATTATGTGATGTGAAGAAATCTGATATACAAAGATTTTATGCCGAATTATTTCAAGAGAAAAAGTTCTCTCCGAACACAATTCAATTATATCAAAATCTATTATTCCCCGCTTTTCAAATGGCAGTTGATGACAGTATTATAAGATTAAACCCTTGTCGCAATTGTATGAAAGACTATGTTCGAGGATCAATGTCTTCAACAAAAATACCATTAACCAGAGATGAACAGGCATTGTTGTTGAAGTTCGTAAAAAGCAATAACTTCTATTCAAATTCATTTTCACTGATTGCTTTTCTACTTGGTACAGGTTGTAGAATAAGTGAAGCATTAGGAATGACTTGGGATGATATTAATATAGAAGAAAAATATGTTAGTGTTAATCATCAAGTTATTTATAAGAAAAAAGATGAATCAATTACTTATTTTGCAGTTCTACCAAAAACAAAAAAGACAAGAAAAATCCCAATACAAAATGATTTAATTGCAATATTAAAGCAACATAAGTATGAGAGTTATTTCATAAGTAAAGCATCAGGATTTGAAGTTGATGGATATAAAAACTTCGTGTTTGTTAACCGAGAGGGTAAAATAAAAACACCAAACACTATTGTTAGAACATTTCATGGCATAAGAGATATGTATAACAAAGAGGAACAAAAAAATGCATTAGAAGAATTTAGAGAGCCAGTTTTATTACCGGATTTTACACCACATACATTAAGACATACATATTGTACACGTATGGCAGAGAATGGAATGGATGTAAAAGTACTTCAAGAAATCATGGGACATGCTAACATATCTGTAACAATGCAAGTATATAACCATGCCACATTTGAAAGAACGCAAAAAGCAATGGAAGAGATAGATAGCGTTCTGAAAATAACGGTTTAACCCATCTTCTCAGTTTAACCCAATTTATAACCCATTTAACCCAATATTTATATGAGGTTATAAAGGTTTATATTTACCAAACCCAATAAATAACGACTTTTAATAAGATATATAGGGATATAAAGCCTGGATTTTCTTACAACAAGAAAGAGATTCTGAAGGCTGACTAATATCTAAAAAAGCCAGTAAAATCAAGGGTTTGAGTAAATGCAGACCCTTGATTTTTTTATGTTTTAACCCAATTTTAACCCAATTGGAATTTCAAAATTTTTGAGCTGTCGTCATATTAGATAAGGTTATTGATAACAAATAGTATATACATCAATATTTAGGGAGGCTATATTATGGCGAGATCAACAAGAAAAAATGTGTATGAAAGAATCGAAGATAAGAAGAATGAAATTTTAGAAGCTGAACAGCTATTAGCAACACTGAACGAAGAATTAGAAACATTATACTCAGAAAAAGATGACCTAGAGATGAAGCAACTATTAGAAGCAATGAAATCAAAAGGATTAACTATAAACGAAGCTATTGAAAAAATGAGAGGAGATTCAGAACCGATTAACGAAATCGTACCTAAAGCAAGAAAGAAAAAAGTTGAAGAAGAATAAAATATAAAATAAAAAAAGGGTACTGCTCTTAAATTGAGGAGTACCCTTTAATTTTTATTCTAACTAGTCTGGCAATTCCATTTTCATCACCTATGTAAAATTGTTTTATCTTTCTTGCAATGCCATCGACTCCGATGCATATCAGACTAAGTTTTACTCTTTACGTTAGGGGATAAAAAGTAAAAAAAGAGAACCCGCATAACTTATACGGATTCTCTTATGTAAAAAATATTTTATTTATTTTTCAGTTCATTTACAACCTGTTCGATGAAAATATCCAAGTATTCATCTACGTTGCCATAAACATCCTGAATAGCTTTTGCAGCTTCCTCTGTGATAAGCTCTTTTGCCTTTTCAAGAGCCATATCTTTTGCAAGTGCTGCTGAATCTTTTGTAAATTCGCCAGACTTCTTCAAATCAGATACAAAAGTCTGATTAATCGACTGTACAATACTTGTAATGACAGACTGTGCACGGTCAATTACTACATTTAACTGATCGTGTTCTGCTAACTTTGTATTAGCCTGTAATTCATCAACCTTTTTATTACCAATCTTTAAAAGTTCAGTTACAATAGCAACTCCACAACCAGTAATAACAAGATATACGATAATGCTCAAAATATTCTTTAATGTATCCATAATTTACTCCTTTCAATCCACTACTCAACGTTGTAATCGTTGTAGTTATTATTTTCTTCAACACTTTTGCCTATTGCATTCACTTCTTTAATTGTTAATCCATTCTCTTTACTAATTTTGATAGTGTTCTCAATCTTGGCTTTCCATGTATATAAACTGATATTTGTCGTTACTATTGCGGCAGTTGCCGGAATCAAATAGTTCAAAGGCTCTATGTTATCAGATTTCCACATTAACAAAAACGAACCGATTATAACCAGTGCAAAGAGAGTGGCGGTACAAATAAATATCTTTTTACTAAATTCCATCTTTTGTTTTGTATTTTTCTTCTTTTTCTTAGCCATAATACACCTCTAAACAAGGGATAATGCACTCAATGTTTGGATACCAACATCCCTTTCTGTACAATCAAAGATCTGTTTTATCTTCTTCACAATGGCATCAGTTTTATCCCCATAAATACCATCAGCCTTAAGTTCCTTAAACCCAAGATTCAATTTCTTGTTTGCATTATTCAATGCCAACTGAAGCTGCTTAACATCTTCACCACGGTCTCCATATTTGATGCCAATAGTCTTATTGAAAAACTTAACGAACGCATCTTGATTAAATTTTGGAGTATCTTCAATAACAACATTATCATAATATTTTGCAACAAATGGACACTTACCATGTTTAGTCCAACGCTGATTGCTCATCTTATTCAGTGCTAATCCACCTTGAGAAATGGTTACATCAATAACATAATCCACTCCGTTAATCTTGCCGTAGTACATACCGATGTGACCTTTCATACCAACCATTTCACCCGGAATTATATTTTTCATATTGGTGCTAATGTCAGTACAAATATTAAACAGTTCGTCAGAACCCAAGTCTTTCAGACCATTGCTATTTCTTTTCACACCAGCTCCATTAGGTGTGTATTTGTCAATCTCATTTACTTTGCTAGTATCAAGTCCCCAAAATACTGCCTTATACATGTTGCTACAATCAGCCCCATAGTATCCAGGCTTGTCTAAATATGGTTTAATATGATTCTCAACCTTTCCATTAGCCCACGCACCAGGACACCATGACTTAAATGTTTTCATATTTGCAGTAGTGAGAGCAGACATAGTGCCTGAACTCATATACTTTATTTTCCCTTTAGTTCCTGTCATCCCGTTATATTCATTAACGAGTGTTCTCATATGGTCAACAAAATCTTTGTTTGTGGCAAATATTTTTGTATAAGCCATATACATCATTCCTTTCATTTAACTACATTGTTTTTTAATACTAATCCAGTAACGTTCTTATATGAACAAGAGTCATTCTTGTCAAAAACATTATCTCTAATTGCTAAATTGCTTACCTTATGGTCACTTGTGGCATTAACATAAATACTACTAGCCTTAAAAGTATCATCAGAATCCACTACAATGTTGTCTGAAATAACTATATCTTTACTTCCTTTATTCTTTGCAGTACAAGTAGGAGTTGTATCAATCAATACAAAACGTCCATAATCACGTACAACATTCCCTATAATATTGACACCTCTCATATTAACAATTCTCGCAAAGAATCCCATATAATTAGAACAACCGTTGCCTAATGCAATGTTGTTCTTAATATTGATATTCTTATGGTAATTCTCTGTGGATGTCTGCGCATGAGTTCCTATTGCTACATACTGTGATTTGTAAGAAGGAGACTTGCCAAACTCGCAGCCAATGATATGTACTCCATCACAATGAGTGTCATCAAAACAAGTTGAACCCTCTTTGAAATACGGGATTCCTCCTCTGTATGCGTAATCAATTTGTATTACCTCTCTAAAATCTCTTCCGTAGGATTTATATCCAATAAACTTACATCCAATGATATTAGTGTTTTTACAACCTCCAATGTCAATGGCGTGACTACCGGTTACATCTAAAAAAGTGGTACTTATAATGGACACATTATTAGAATGGAAGAGCAATACCATATTTGTTGGATCATAACCTTGAGAATTTATACCTTCAATAGTTCCACCAACAATTTTAATGTTCTGAGCACCTTTATATTCTTTTGTTTTTTCATTGCATTCTGTCATGATAACCGGACAACTACAATATCTTCTTAACGTAGCACCAGTAAGATGTATTGTTTTATTAGACGGAATACTAATAGTTTTCGTAATTTTATAAATCCCTGGCTCAAATGTAATAATGTCATTTTTATTTACTACATCTTGCACCTTATTCATTGCATAAGAAGGTTTTACAACCCCTCTTGACATAATAATCAACCCCTTTTAATCCTTAATTTCCAAAGCAAAAACTTTTGGCGCAATCTTATCCTTCATAGAATGGTTGCCATGATTTTCAATATAGACATCATATAATTCTTTAAAACAGTCATATTCAATCTGACTCATATAACCTTTTGCTAATATTTCTTGTGAGAGCCGATACAAAGCACTTCTTGCGGTAGCAACCGTAGCTTCTTCTTGTCTCTTTTGCATATCAGAAAGTGTATTAGTAATAGTCTGTAAACCTCTTTGCACATCCAGTAATGCGTTATACTGCCAACCGTCATGTTTCTCTAGCCTTGTTAGGCGTTCTTCAACAGTTTCTTTTTCATCTTCCGATTGGTTCTTTTTCTTACGATAAAGTTCAAGTTTATCTTTGATCCATACCACAGCTCCCCAAACCTCTTTAAATGCCAAAAAGCAAACAATCAAAATGATTAATACCGATGGCAAAGTGTATTCTTCAAGTAAAAGAATTAAATTATCCATTACAATTCAACCAGTCCTTTCTTTATCTATTAGTAAATAGGAGAGGGTAGTGATAACCCTCTCCTTATTAAACAATTACTTATTTTTAAGCAAATAATCATCATAATACATCCATTGAGTTTTTGTACCATCCTTTTTTTTGGTATATCCTCGTCTATTGTTGCAACAATTTCCTATACCAGTAGGGCAAACACCTTCTTGTCTTGACGCTTCCATTATAGAAAAATATATGCGCCCATTAGTTATACAAATAACTTTTCTGCTATTAGATTGTCGATGTGTCATATCCAATCTACTGTTTAACTCTTCAGTAGTAAAATTTATGTATTCGTCATACCAAAATAAATGCATTCCTGCGGCAGTTCTGCAAAAATTAGTCTGATTACAAACCATATAAACAGATTCCGATCTTTTTAATCCATGTGTTTGGGCAAAAATAGTCGCACTATCGTATATTTTATTTTCCTCATAACAATAAATTCTACGAGTTGGCGTAAGAACTCCATCAAAAAATTTTAATTCATACAACACATGTCCAACCCACTCTTCAAACTGTTCTTTAGTATTATTACCGTAACCATATTTTGAGTGAAAATTAGAATGACAATCTTTACATAAGGCAATACCATTAGCATCATCAGTTCTTTTTTCAACACACCAATCATAACCATCAAGATGATGAACACATATTTTCTTTTTTGTTTTCTTTCCGCAACAATAACAAGTAAAATCGTCACGAAACAACACTCGCCTAATAAATTCTTTATATTCCGGATAAGTTCTTTCACGAAAACGTTCTTCATCGGTCTTTTCTTTTTTATAAGCATGTGCATTTATGCCAGAGTTAAATAATTTTATTGCGCAAGTTCGACAATAAATTTTTCCGTCACGATTATTTGTTTTATAATCTGCATAAGCAATATTATATTTTTTTCTACATTCGTCACATTCAACATTTACTTTTGTTTTTGTAGTCGGCATTAAATCTTTAACCAATACAGAAATAGTAGTATCTAATGGAACAGCCATCCTTCTCATTGCTTTATTATATTTTCTAGGAATTTCATATCCCAAATCCTCAAAATATTTAATGTTTGATCCAGCTAATTTAATCTCAACTTCTGTACTTAATAAACCCATATCTTTCGTATTCCTTTCATTAAAAAATTGCATAATAAAAGAGCCTCAGTTTTTTGAACCAAGGCTCCATTCTTTGAGTAACCTATTTAATTGTTCTGTTCTTATAAACACCCACATGAGAATATCTGAATTCGGATTCTTCGCACATATCTCATAGCGAATCCCATTCTGAACCAGATAGTCCCGAAGTGGAACTGAATAGCAACAGTATAATTTACTATTCTTCATCTCCCGTTTCTCCTATAATATCTAATTTAGTTGCCTTCTTCTAATTCAGCAAATAACTCTTGATACTCTTCAACAGTTAATCTTTGTGCTGCAAGATATACGTCCATAAGTTCAAGCAATCTTTCTTTAGTATAACCACCTTTACCAGCCTTATAATTTGCAATCAATTTCTTCATTAATTTGTAAGCCATAATTAATTTCCTCCTGTGAATAAAATTTTGATTTGTTTTATTTTTTGTGCGCACATATATAAATAAAAAGAAGCTTGTTTCCAAGCCTCTTTTTACTTCAATAATTTATTTAGTTTTATTATTTTTACTCAAGCATACCTAATTGCATTAATGATAACTCATATAATAGTTCTGCTTCCATTTCGGAGCTTGCAATGTTTTCATCTTGTAATACAATTACTTCTTCTTCCAACTCCGCAATCCGTTCTTCCGGTGTCGGTTCTCTCGGCGGTTCAGGAATCTCCGGAATCTCACTTGCTTCAAAACTTACAATCCCCGTTCCGTCCTCGTTCAGTTCAATATCACAGAATCCTCGTGTTTCAAGAATACCTGCAACCATTTCATCAGGAACAACAGCATAATTCTCACCGTAAGGATTGCTACCCCATGAGGAATTTGTCTGAACATCATGGTGTTCATGCTTTTTACCGTTAATATCTTCAATTATTACAGCATCTTTACTGATAACACAGAATAGATTTACTCTCTGCGGAATATCAACGATTTCTTCAATCGGCTGTTCGATTTCTTCTATGATTTCATTTTCTAAAATCTCTGTCATGGCTTTGCTCCTTTCCTATAATACTTCATAATCGTATGCTATGCCGTTTTCATTAACATATACATTAGTAGTCCCAAGTGATAGAGTACCTTCCCAAAAGCTAATATTCATTTGTGGTATAAGTGAAATTGCCGAACCGTCTCTCGGAATGCAAATTGCTCCACGTCTAAATACTAAAACCGCACTGTTTTCACTTGTAATTGAAAGAGTGTTGCCTATACCGCCAACGTTTATCGTTCTTACTGCTCCTTGTCCGTTACCTGTGTAACTTCCTTTGGGTTTGTTACCTGTGTGGAGAATCGTATTAGGCTTACCGTCCGCAGTAATTAACCTCATAGCATATTGATTTCCAGCAATAACAGAATCACTCGCACCAAGTATAAGCTGTACTTTATTTCCTTTTGAATCACAGTCAACAATATACGTTCCATAATCAGCTTCTGTTGATTCATTTTTATTTATTTGGAAATAAGCACCGCTACCTCTTCTGTCTATTTTTAATTGACCAGATATAGTTCCGCCTTTGTCTGTTAAGTAGGTTTTCCAACCGCTCCACTCTATTCCGTTGTACCAATTAGAAGCAATGGCAGTGTTAACTTCAGCCCATAGGATTACTAAAATAGCATTAGTTGCTCTTTTTATTACACTCGCACTTCCGTAGGCATGGTTATTTGCGGCTAAATCACCGCCAGTATAAGCAGAACCACCAAATATAAAGTTGTGGAATCCCTGAGAAAGCGTTAATGCCTTTTCAAGTATAGACGTAGTTAATAGTTCACCTTTTGTTACATATCCGCTCGCTTCTATACCGCCTAACTTTGCGGAATCTCCTACGGGAATAGTACCGTCAAGAATACCATCTATTTCCTCTGGCTTTGCGTCTGCAATCTTTTGGTTCCATTGTTCGGCAGTTTCTCCACCTAATTTTTCGGAATCACCGACTTGTGTTGTGCCATTAATAATATTATTAACAGAAGTTTCAGTTGCTGCTCCTAAATTTGCAGGAGTAATATTAACTTGCCCCTGTCTATATGTTGTTTCTTTATCTCCTTTGACTCCAGACACTCCACTAAAAGAGGGAGCACTATAGTCAACTCCATTTAACATTAATTTTCCCATTTGTGCCTCCTAATCAACAATAAAATACATTACATTATCTGTGTTTTTACTAGATGGCAAAGCATCATATTCTGATTGTGTTAATATTACACAATCTGCTTTACTATTAAGTTGTGTTTGAATATTAGATGTGACTCCATCACAATAATTTAGTTCATCTTTGGTCGCGGTAATACCAAAACTACTAAGTGTATATGTAGTATTTGTATCAGGGGGTACAACCCAACTACCATCTTCTCTAAGATACTTAGTAGTACCAGCAGTGGTCGGAGGAGCAGGTACAAGACCTGCGGCTGCACTATTACCAGACTTCACAAAATTAGAATATGTGGTGTTTGTAGGTACAACCCACGTACCATCACCTCTTAAAAATGAAGTTTGCTTTCCAGCAGCCGGTGCAGGCACAAGACCAGTAGCTCCATCTGCGGAAGAACTAGCACCTTTCATTGCAGAGTATGTGGTATCAGTGCTCGGAATACCTAAAGCGGTAATATCCGATTTAACTACAGTAGTTGCAGCACTTATATGACCTGTTGCATCAACTGTAATCTTATATAACCCAGATTCCTTTGCAGTATAGTTTGGATGAGTATATTTAGTATCAGTCGCAGCAATAGTGATCTTATCATTTGTAGCATCAGGTGTAATAGTTACATTACTACCAGCTACCAAAGTAAGAGTATCTGTCTTACTATCAGCAGCAATAGTAGTACTACCTACAGTAATATTGCTAAATGCATTTTGGTTAACTTCTGCTCCAGTAGCAATTCCATTAAGCTTAGTTACCATTGTAGATGTCATAAGACCATTTGCAGAAGTTGTAGCTGCGGAATACGTGGTGTTAGCATCATTTCTCCAAGCAGGTGTTCCATTTTCATCTGTTTTCCATACCTTATTAGCTTGTCCAGAACCACTTGCAACATAACCTTCACTGGAAGAACTATTTGCTTTCCATGTATTACTATCAGAATCATTTACTGACGTAGACGAACCATCAGAACCAACAAGTGTAATAGTTGAACCTGTTTTTGATAAAGAATATGTTGTATTATTATCCGTAGTCTTAAACCCACTATCATTTGTTAATTGACTAGTCTTAGTTGGTATTGTAGGCACACCAGATAAATCTGAATATTTACCACTTGTAGCAACCGTAGCGAGACCGGTAATCATACTAGCTTCATGAGTAGCAGGATGTGTATATACAGTATCTTTTGATGAAATAGTAATCTTGTCATTTGTTGCATCTGGAGTTAATGTAATATTAGTTCCAGCAACTAATGTTAAAGTGTCTGTTTTAGACTCAGCAGAAATGGTGGTTGAACCAACAACAACATTAGTAAATGCATTCTGATTAGCCTCTGCATCACTAGGAGCATGAGCAGAATCAGCATGTGTCTTTGCAGTATTCCAACTTGTTCTCTCGGTTGAAGTAATATGTTTAGTTGTATCACTAGTATGCGAAGAGAGATCTGTTGCAGAAGCTCTTGATGTGTCTGTTGGATGTTTATGGTCAGAACGTGCAACTGTATTTGCACTACCGATACTTGCTGTTCCGTCCATTACAGGATTAGTAGAAGAGTAATTTACATGTGTTCCATGAGAATTTGCTGCTTTACCATCTAATGCATCTTGTAACCCATCTATGTTTGAAATAACATGATTATGGCTATCATCATTAACTGCAATTACACCATCAGTAATAGTTACATCTCCACCTGTTTTTACACCACCTAAAGAAATACCGGCAGACGGAAGAGTATATAAATTAGCACCACTTGAAATAGTTGCTAATTTTTCTTTTTCTTCTGTCGTAAAACTAGCAGTAGTATTATCTAATACAGTTTTATTACTATGAGAATGTTTTTTACTATTTGCATCATTCCAATTTGTACGTTCTGTACTTGTAATGTGTACAGTTGTGTTTCCTGTATGATTTGTTAAATCTGATGCGTTTGCTTTTTTCCCAATAGCAGCATTAAGTATACCAATCATATCTTGATTATCTTCAATCGCTGCTGAAAGTTCTCCAATTGTATCAAGAGTATCACTAGCACCTTCTCCAACAATAGCATCAATTCTTTCATTAATATATGTTTTTGCAGATGTCAATGCAGCATTTGCAGAACCAACGCTATCTGCACCAACTTCTTGCGCTGTATAAGTAGGTTTATTAGGTTGTTTTGCCCAAGATGGAACAGTAGGATCGGTTTCATTGTCAAGTAATCCACCCATACCAGACTGTACATTTCTAATCTCATTTTCTAAATCTTGTAATGCATTATTAACTACTTTATTTTGGACAGGATTTTCAGAAGAAGAAGATAATGTGTCATCAACAATTACAAAACCATAATCAGTACTAGTTGCTATACTAAGAGTATTATCAGCATCACTAATAAAGTATGTTGTTCCATTCAATTTCTCTTCATCAGATAATGCATCATATTCAGCTTGTGTAAGCTCTTTTGTTAATTTCCCGTAAATAATGTCCCATTTATTTTCATCAGTCCAATAAATATTTGTTCCAGCAGGATATGAGAACCCGGCACCATCAACAAATCTACTATCACTTACAAATGCATTGGTAATATCATATAAATATCCTGGACGCATTCCAGAAGTAGGAATTTGAGCAAACGTTATTTTACCTTGTGGCAACAAAGACCCTTTCCAATCATTCATATATTGTTCGGCTTCACTTGCGTATTGTTCTGCATCATTTGCGTATTTAATAGAATCGTTTACTGCTTTATTTACAGTTTCGTTCAATCCATTAACTACATCTTCACAATCTTGCGCAGCATTATTTGCTCTATCAGTAGCAGTATTAACAGTTGAAATAATATTTTGTCTTATTTCCTCTTGCTGTTGCCTAATAGCTTCATTCTCAACACGAGTTTCTTCTGATGACTTTCTTTGCAATTCAGCAGAAACTCTAAGATTTTCATTGCTTTTTCTGATATCTTCAGCAGTTACTCTTGTAGATTCTGCGCTTACACGCAATCTTTCATTTTCAACACGTTCTGTTTCAGAAGTCAATCTAATATTTTCAGCAATAACTCTATTGTTCTCTGCATTAATACGTTTTGTCTCTTCACTTATTCTTGTGTTTTCATTTGATATACGAATAGTTTCTGCGGCAATACGTTCATTTTCATTTTCCGTAAAGCCAGCTATAAGCAATCTCATTTCTTCAGCCAATTCTGAAAGTATGGTTACATCATGATTATTTTCGTATTCAAAATCATCAGGCTTTGGTCTAGGTCTTACAGGTAGATTAATAACCTCAACAGTACGACCACTTTTATTTTCCGCAAGAAAAACATAAGCCGTAATATTATATGGCTCCGTCAATAAAATATTAGGTATTTCTACCATTAAAATGCCATTAGCATCAATTTTTGCTGGCATATTATAAGCCGTTTCAGAGTTCTTATTACAAAAATGAAATAAAGGTGTAATGGTAAACCCATGGTCTTCTATATATAAAGTTTGATTAAAGTCCCATTGAGTAAGATGGGTGACTGTATTACCATATTTATCCATACATGTACAATCAAACATCTATTTTATCCTCCTTTCGTATAATAAAAGAAGCCACTTATTCGGTGGCTTCTTTATTACTTTGATCTTTAGTTTTATGTGCCTCTTGTTCTTTTATTAGTTTACTTAGCAATTCATTAGAGGCTTTTTCTACTTGTAATAAAATATCTTTTATTACAAGTCTTTTTACTTCAATAGGAAGTGTAGATTGATTTATATACTCAACTAATCCAAGTTGAAATTGCTTAATCTGTAAATCCATTTTTTCTCCTAATTACCTAATTTATTATTTATATAATTGATTACCCATTCAGTTGTTGCAAGATATTTATTACCGGTTGAATTAGCAAGTGCTACATAAGCTCCATTTGCACCAGTTCTAAAATCTCCATAAATTTGATTTGTATTATTTGGGATAACCGACATAATATTTGTTCCATTAATTAAGAGATTACCATAAATTTTAAAATTATCTGCTGTTAATGTTATGTCAGAATTATAACAAGATTCAATATTGTCACAAAATAGAAGAGGAGATTCTATATCTGAACTAGAAATTAAAACACCGCCATATGTTCCTAAGTAACCTTGACTTATGTCAATACCACCAATTACTCCACCAGTTGCATTAATTGTACCCGTCATACTAACATTACCACTTGCATCAAGGTTAAAATTTCCACCAGATATTATTATTTTACCAGGTGTATTAAATATAAGTGCATCTGGACTTGCGTTGATTTCACTAACAAGATCCCCTTTACTAACCTTAATTGATACCTCTCCAGCAACAGTTGATATGCGTGAAGTTAGTTCTTCTTCCATTGATGAAGCTCTATTTGCCTCAATAACTACTGCTTGTGCTGTCTGTTGTATTTGAGTATTTGCATAATCAATTTTTCCTTGCAAATCATTATCAATTTGCCCTATATATGTTCTGAGCAATCCGTTCTCAGCTTCAATCATAGTGATTGTTTCGCTATTTACTCCAATAAGAACATCTTTTAGTTCATAAGAAGAATCATATATCAAATCATAGCTGAAGTTAGAATCAATTAAAATATCCTTCATACTATCATTAATATACTCAAAATTACCATTCGTCTTATTCATAGCAGAATTATAATTATTAATGATATCAGAACTTTTAATGAGAATTTCCTTTACCGGTTCTAACCCATCTATTGTTCTAACTACATCACTAAAAGTTACACTAATATCTTCTATATTATCAAAGTTAATCTCATAATCAATTAAACGAAGTTTATAAATATTTCCGTCATCATCAATGGTTCGAATCCAATTGCCACACTCAAAATAACTTAACAACTTTTCAAACTCTTTTATTACAAGCAAATTTCTCAGCGTAGAAGAAATCTCATGTTTATAATTTGCAGTTTTACTTATTTCATATTCTGCCATCTCCATAAACTCTTCTGCACGAGCAAAAAGCTCTTTATTATTAAGATAATCAGATATATAATTTTCATTAGAATAAGTTTCTTCACGCCTGTATGCGCAAAAATCTAACCAATTCTGTGTGCCAAAATATGTTTCAAGATTAAGTTTGTCATTAATGAGCTGCTTCAATATAAGCAATTTACCCTGAACAGATTTTATTAGATTAATTTCATTTTCTCTAATAGCAACCTCAGATTGAATATAACCTATTTTATTATATATTGGCATATATACTGAGTTGTACAATTCAGAACTAGGTTGATCAATTTCTTGTTCACTGAGTATATTTACGCATTCAGTGAAACAAGTGTTAAATGATGATAACGCAGTAAGATTATATTTTTTTAATTCAGCTTGGAAGGTGTCTGCACTCATATCAATCATCTGTGTAATACTGCCAAACTTACCTTTAGAGGCATTGTGTAATGTTTTCTTTAATTTTTGATTGATATATTTTTCATAGTCATCATTTACTGTTACATTTATAATTGAAGACACACAAGTGTCTCTTTCATCGCCATAATTCGTAACTGTAAAATTACCTGTCCATGTATTACCATTTAACGCTGACTGATTAATTTTAATTTGATATCTTGGATCAGATACAATTTTAGCTGCATTCAACACAGATGTTGAAACATTTGCTAATGTTTTATATTTATTAGATACAATCGCAACTGGAGAAAGAACAGAAGATGTCAGCTTAGCAGCTTCTACTTGTGCGTCAGTATCTTGTAAAATAATATTTGGTAATAATCCAGATTCGAGATAAATGATAAAATCAACAGTATCATAATAATGTTGCATAATAGGAGCATATCCAACAATATTTGTAAGTTTAGTCACTTTCAAATCTTCGCTTGTAGGATTATATTTATCTGCTAACGTGTTATATTTTACAACTGGAAAAGATGATAAGTTTGATACATAAGAATCCTTGTAGTAAACATATTCATTTTTATAATTCTCAATTTTTTCAACAAGAGTAGTATCCATGTCTCTTTTAGTAACTTCCGCAAAGTCCCAAATATACGAAGTACCATTAGGATTACAGTTACGAATAGTAGCAGTCATTAAATCATCACCACCCTCAAGACGGTAACAATTTTTCACCTCATCAGCGTTAACCTTGATATTTATCTCATTACCAAGTGCTTGACGAGACACCATAATAGTAGTATCAGTACCGTACCCATCAGTGATATTCGTACTACCACAATTCAAACATTTATCTACAAAACTACCTCTTGCACCACAAATCTTGCAATAACTCTTTAAGTCATATACATCAATTGTTCTGTCCGGGATTCCATTCTCTGTCGATTTTGACTCATAAATAAAAATGATATCCATTGATTCTTCAATTTCATCAAAACATTCCTTAATCGGTTTGTCGTTGAAAGAGAAGATTTTTTGGATACCTTTTAGATGTTCATCAATATGTCTAATTCTATAGTGTGGTGCCTTTTCAAGCATCCGGTGCAATAATGAAGCAGTAGTCTTATTTTCGTTATAAAAGACTGTAGGTTGAACATAATCATCACGAAGAATATCTTCTTCGGTATTGATTTCCATGCCATAAACTTTAATCTGTAACAACTCTGCTTCGCCCAGTCTTTGTAATGATACCTGCTTTGTTACATCGTCAGAAACAGATACATCAATCTTAATTTCAAACCACATATCCATTTCTTTACACCAGCAAAGTTTAAAATCCGTAATATCATCCCAATAAGGTATAACTTCGTTACCATCATATTTGTTAACAGTAAATGTACATTCTGGATCTTTCATGGCACCCTTTAACCGTACACCAGTTATATTACTTATCTGACCAATTTTCGTCCCATTTCTAGTAGCTAATACGAAGGTAGGAGTCTGGACATTTCTATCAAAATCAAAGTCCAATTTTATTCCCATATCATACACCTACCTTTCGCACCGGGTTATAAGTTATCTTCATTGTACATGGCAATGAGAATGTTATCTTATTTCCCTTTTCTCTATAGGTGTTGGCTATTCTGAAAAAGTTATAGTTGAAATCATTCTGAATCTTATGAGATGAAACAGAAGAGGAGATTACCGGATACTTCATTGTAATTACTTCTCCAGCTATACAATTCTTTATCACCGTATCACGATTCTCAATCGCATTATGAATTGTTAAGTTTCCGGCAGTAGTACATGTAATCTCTACATCAGGATAAATAAATCCAATTTCATCCGAAATATCTTTGAAGATTTCTATATGATTAGCCTTTGTAGCCTTGAATGTTTTCTTAATAGTTTCATACAATGCAAATGGTCTATTGGTAGTAAGAATCAGCTCCATACCAACACAATAATCACCAAGCATTTTTCTACTCACATTAAAACTACCCTCAAAATAGACATTCTCATATCCTTCTTTAATTAACTTAAACTTCAAAAATTCTTTTCTGTTAAGCCAACGTGTTAATGTCGTTATTTCTTCTATACTAAAATAAGCATCTGATTGTTCTACATGATTACACGGATTTTTACAAATCTCAAACGTAGTAGTCAGACACTCATCATATTGCGTATTCGTTAATACATACTTTGTACCTTTTAATATTGGAGATGTATTAAATGTGATATTTGAGCCATTGGTTACTGTTTCCAGACCATTAGAATCAAAAGAACACATAATACAACCAAAGTCGCTCAAAAGTAAACCATCATATTCAAAATCATTTACTAACATATCTTTTGCTTTTCACCTCCGTAATCTTATGTTTTAGTCTTTCTTAATTTTATAAAACCATCGTTCAATAGCATTTCTGCCCTTGATACTATTCCGAAGTTCTGTGACTTCTTTAATTAATTGCTTATACTTTTCTTTCTGCTCAACAACTTCTTCTAAAGATTTTAACCAAACATTTCTTATTCCCTCTAACTGATGGATAAGATCATTTGCTTTCTTAGCAGATTCAGAATTAATGTCTTTCTGTTCTGCTAATTTAACTTTTAATTCATCAATTTCCTTAGAGAGTAGGAGATTCCTCTGTCTTGTAATTTCTTCTTTTCTCATCCGTTTTTCTCCTTATTAAAAGAGCCTCGGATTTCTCCAAGGCTCTTTACATAAATTATTTAAGTTGATGTCTATACTTTGATAATGAACTACTTCCTGTTAATGCACTAGATGTAATGTCAACAATTACTTTTTCAAATTTTTTATCAGCTTGCAACTGTTTTACAAGACTATTGTAATCGGTTACATTTGGACAATTAATTTCAATATTATTATTTACCTCACCTATAGAATTTCCAGTATTATTGGTCTTAACAACTGCCGCTGGAACATAAGCACTATCCTTTAATATTGTCTGTACTGTCGTCGGAGTAGAAGTTAACATACCACTCTTATTACTAATAATCGACTTATTATCCGATGGAAGTGGCTTATAAATATTACCATTGGAAGAATAAACTACACCATTATTTGAACCCATGGCTTCAATTGCAGAATTAGTAATACTAGAACCACTAAATGTTTGCGTAGAATTCGCAACGAGCTTGTTTAAAGATTCAGCCATTGCATTAATAATACTAATAATACTATCTGTGTTATTTTTGATACTACTTGAAATTTCATTTGAGATATTATCTTGTGCAAGTAACATCTGAACTTCTGAAGCAATTTCTTCCTTTTGTGCGTCAGCAATCTTTATATTTTCAAGTTTAATTTCAGATAAAACACCTTTTTCAGCTTTTACATTTTCACTAACACCATTAAATCCATCTTTTAATGTTTTATCTTCATTGTTCCAAACACTGTCAATTTTACCGGATAGTTCTAATCCAACATCTTCAGCTTTATCTTTAATGGTTTCATTTATTTCCGATGTTCCAGCATTAACAGTATCAATAGAATCAGCAATTACTTTAACTGCATTATCTAAATACGAATTTAACGCAGTCTCATAATTCTCATAAATAGTACTGAGCATTTCTTTCTGATCGTCAATATATCTAGAATATTGCTGTTCTTCAAGATTACCCTGTTCTTCATCTAATTGCACCTTAAGCTGCTGAACTTTTGCACGAGCTTCATCGGAATTATCACCTGAATAAGCAGCTAATTGCTTCTGTATACTTGCAATCTTTTTGGTCTGTTCAGAGTTTCGCTTCTGATAACTATATAAATCCTTTTGTACATCAAGTGCTTCAGTGTATTTGTCTATCAACTCTTGAAAAGCCTCTTTTTGTAAATCAACCCCTTCGGTTACAAGATCGATCATAGACTGTTTTTCAGCCTCGGCAGAAAGAATAGATTCTTGACGTAATTCAATAAGCTCATCATACCATTCTTTGTCATTTTTATTTGCAGTTCCATCATCTATTTTCTTTTGAAGATTTGCTAATTGCTTAGTAAGAGAAATAGAATCTTCAAGATAAGCATTATAATTCTGTGCATGAAGTCCCATTGTTGCCAAACCTTCGGCAGTCATTTCTCCAACATCATTAAACATCTTAGCAGAAGCAAGCAAGTCAATCATGAAGTCAGCTTCATCAATAAGTTTCTGTTCTTCCTTACGTCCAAAATTAAATACATCCCAATCTACTTGGCTAATCTTATTATCAAAATCAACGATGGCATTTTCTGCTTCTTGGATTTCAAGTTTAACCTCTTCAATATTCTCTCGCAAATCATACCATGCATCGGAGCCTTCTTCGATCTTACCTTCGTCAAATACTATCTGAAGAGATTTCAACTCATCTTTCTTCAAACCTATCTTATCAGATTCAATCTCTTTCAGAGCTTTATAATACTCTTGCGTAGCTATAAGACCTTTTGATTCAGCATTAGCAAGTTTTGCTTCAATCATATTGGCTTGATTCTCAAATTCTGCTAGTTTACGGTCAAAATCAGATGTAATCAAATCCGGTAATTGCTCTATGTTATCCTGTATCTCATGCTCTAACTCAATTACTTTATTATCTGCATCACGTTTGCCGTTCCATGCATCAATGGCATCATTAATGAGTTCCGCAACTTCTTCCGGGAATTTGTCCATATCAAACAGGAATCCTGCTTCAATCTTTTTCTGGATATCTTGCGGATCGTAACCGTGCTCATTCAACCCGTATAAAGCATTTTTGTATCTAGTGTTGTATTCATCAGCGGCAAATACATATGCCTTTTTTAGATTGCCCAACTCGGCATTAAGTTCTTCTATAGCCTTCTTCTGAGCTTCGAGTCCATTGGTATTCTCAAGCTTCCTATTGGCATCATCAACCTTTTCTTGGAGGTTAGCAAGAGAAGTAGTCATCCAGTCAATTGTATTGTTCTTATCAGCCTTATCATCATTTTTCTCAAAAGGTGTTTTAATCTTTTCTAATAGCTCTTCATATTCTTTATATAATTCATTAAGAGCTATACCTTCTTTTAATGCCAAATTAAATCTTGTATCATCAATACCATATTTCTGTTTTGCATATACTCTTGTTGTATATTCAGAATTGGTTCTTCTAACATCGGCAATTGCTCGCAAAGCACCAGCCTCTACCTTGAACATAGCTTCGGCTCGTTTTTCTATATTATCAATACACTGTTTTGTGTATTCTGCGTCATAAGCAATAGCAGAGTTATATGATTCAATTCTAGTATTCAGAAGACTAATAATGGCATCCTCTTCAAGAGAGTAACCATCATTTAATTTAATAACAGATCCTTCTAAGTCACCATACTTATTGATAAGTGTTTCAATACCATCAATATTCTCACCGGCACGAGCTTTTTCAAGAACTGTTTCAAGCTCTTCGATTTCAGATGAAAATTTATCAATTGAACCTTTCGGATTACGGATAATATCATACATCTCTTCAATGGCATTAGTCATTTGAGGAACAGCAGTAGTAGCAGTATCCTTCAGCTTAGTAGCTATTTCTTCGAGAGCAGCCTTTAAGTTGCCAACACCATTTTCACCGGTAACGCCCCATTTTTCAAATACAAAATCATAAGCTTCAAAATCACCCATGATTTTTGTGATGTCACCAGCTTCAAGGTTATATAAATTACCAAGAGATTTTGAAATAGAATCAATCTTTGATTGGTAGTCGGAAAGCTTCTTTGCATCGTCTTCGGAAATGGAGAATGCTGAAGTGTCGATAGCAGCTTTACCAGACTCTATTGCAACTTTATTAAACGCCAGAGCAATATCTTCTAAGTTGTCGGCAGTATCTACAACACCAAGGTCTACAAGCTTCTGAATAAATGCATCATACCTATGATCCTCAAGCATAGAAGCAGTAACTTTACCTTGATTTCCAAGGTCTTGTAATTTTTGAGTAAGCTCATCAAACTTCCAATTATCAACTATACGGTTAAAAGCATTTGTTTTTGCTTTATCTCCACCGAGAGCAATCATCATTCTATCTTGATAATCTTCGATGAAATCAAGCCATTCGTTTACTTTTCTTTCATCTTCATTGCTTGGCTCAGGAATATAGCTAATACCTTCTGCACGTTTAGCGTATTCATCATATTGGTCGTGCATTTTCTGTTCATAAGTTTTTACAGCCCCTTCGTCAAGTCTCTCTTTGGCTGACTTATAATTTGATATAAGAAAATCATCCCAATATCTTAAGTTATACTTTCCAGCTAATTCTATTTGATTACCATTGCTGTCTCTAGTATAAGTAACACCCTTGGCATCCGAATTCATAGTATCAAGAAATGCTTTATTTTTCTCTTGATTTTTTAATTTTAATTGAGCTTCTAAAAGAGACTTCTGTCTTTCTAACTCATTATTTGTTTTTACTAAGTTATCATATTCTTCCTTTTCAACAAATGAAAGACTATCAAGCTTTTCTAATTCTTTCATTCGTTCTTCAGTAGTCTTTAACTCAGAATTAACCGATTCCAGTTCTGACTCTAGTTCAGAGTATTCGCCTTTTAATTCTTCGAGTTGTTCTTCATGTTCTTTAGTAGAAGTTGTTGCAAGATCAATTATTCCAACAAGACCTGCAATTGCACCCGTTGCCAACACAACCCAACCAACTGGGGTAGTAGTTAACCATACTGCAAATGCTTTTATATTTGCCCATACAACACCAGTTAGAATTTTAAATGAAGATGCAAGTGTTCCATTAGCAATAGTCAACCCCAATGATGTTGTTATTATTTGTGCTTCAGAAGCAGATAACACACCATTCGCCACGGCTTCTTTTATTATTTCTGTTGTCAGCACGGTCGTTGCACCTGTCTCAGCAGAAATGATTCCAGCCTTAGTTAATTTTTGAGTAATTGCTTTTGCGTTTTCAGCATTATTAGTTTTAAGAGCTAATTGCTCTTCAATTTGTCCAACAGTTAACGCTTTGGTTGCAGTATTTAATTCTAAAGATGATAAAACTTGTGCTTTTTGAGAACGAGTCAAACCAATAGAAGATAGAGAAGCTTCAGCCTCAGCTTTTGATAAACTTCTTAATTGTTCTGCATATAATTTAACTGTTTTACTATCAAATAAACCATCTGTTCCAATATATGCCCCTGAACGTATATCTTTAATCTTTTCAATTGTATCATATACATCTTTTATCGATTCTTTGAATATCAAACTATTTTCCAATTGTGGGAATTGGCTTTTTATGCTATAATACTGTACTGATACAAAGGAGGGTGATTTTATGTACTGTAATAAATGTGGCAAACAGATAGTTGATAACAGCATTTATTGTAGCTATTGTGGTAGTAAAGTTGAAAATAATAATACTAAAAATGAAGACAACCTCATTATTGAAGCATGCAAAGATTGTATAAAAAAACATCTTAAAGCTCCTTCAACAGTTCGTTTTGAAACGATTGAAATTAAAGATAAAGATGATTATGGCAGGATATTTCTATATGCCGAAGTAGATGCACAAAATGCATTTGGTGGCATGTTAAGAAATAAACTTCGTGTTGTTTTACAATCTGTTAACGAAGATGGTACTTACGAGGCTTCTAAAGATGCAGTACACCAAGTAAGTTTTTTTGCTACAGAAGAAGTTGTTAAATCTTTAAATAAATGGAACAAATCTAAGAAGTAGAAGAGTACATAAGAAAAGACGAGGGATCATTCCTCGTCTTTGTTTTTATATGTAACACCAAGTTCTTTGTGAAAATTGATTAAACTAGACTCTTTAAATCTAGCAGTTCTTTCAATCCTACCCTTATTCGCTTTACGAATATAAGCATTTATATAATCAACAGCTTCTTTTTCAATTGTAGTATAATTATCTTGAATAATATTTAATTGCTTATTACTTATTCGAGGAATATCAAACCTTAAATATTTTGTCTCATTTATGATCATTATATATCTATAATCTAAACCGGCTTTAGGTTTACTAGCACTTGGAACCGCATAACCTATTATACCAAATGGTCTTACTGCATCACCAAGATTTTTTCTTAATGGAATTAATACGTTATTGCCATTAAACTTAATATTCAGACATAAATGGGTTCGAATATTATGTTTAGTTGTTTCATCAACATCTAATATTTTTACTAAATTAGGATGCTCTTGATAATACTGTTCTATAATATAACAATAATGTATATCAGCCATTTTTACTCCTCAGTAAAATAGGAAGCATTTCTGCTTCCTATCAGTAAGTTACAATTTTTCGATTTTATATTGAGCCAGGTGACATCGAGAAACCCCTCGCAATATTGTCAGGTTATTTTTAGCCAGACGCTCCTGAACCACGTCTCAAAAGTGGAATCATATGATCCCTTGCTTATATTATACACAATCCTAAAGAAAAGTAAACATATTTTATTAAAAATTTTGTTCCCAATAAAAGAAACATTTGATGCATATAAAAAGAGCAGCACACTGGCTACCCCTCATTTAACATCATTTCAATTTCTTCAAAACTTTTTCCGCTTTTAGTAATCAGTTCTTCAATCTTTGATAATCTCTGCATTCTCAGCTGAGATTCTAACTCTTTTTGTTCTGTATTGATTTTTACTAATGCCTCTTCTGCAAATTTCTTTTCTTCTAGTAATTTAATATATCTTTCTTCCAATGTAAATGATCTTTTTCCTCTAGCCATATAAGCCTCCTAACTTTCAAAAATACCTGCTGATGTAAGTTCGTCGTGCAATTCTTTTATTTTATCTTCCGGAAGTTTTACTATTAACTGTCTGAGGTATGCTTTTTGTTCATCCATTGTAAGTTTGTCAAATTCTTCTTGATTCAATGTTTCCATATGACAACCTCCTTTTAAAAAGAGTATCACCTTTGAAAATGTTTGTAAACAAAAAGTGTTCGACTTTTTTCTTGTCTCCCCACAACAATGAAAGAGTGCGACAAGAACACCCTTATATTAACCGTCATTGCTCGGTTTATTCTAGTCTTGACTATACCTTATGTATTCTCTTGAACACACCAGCCCTGGTAGTCGATGAGATTAGTTCTACATGAGAACTGTCATCTGCGGATTCGGCAAACTCAGTTTCCCGATTATATTAACTTTATTACCCTACCTCGTGCTTTCACATTTGCCACTTATAATGTCACCATTATAGTTTGGTAGTTAATATTTTAATTTGTATCGTGAACGGCACAAGTTGATACCAATTCACTCCCTTCCCGCATATCTGCTGTTTAACTATGGGAGTCCTTATTATGCTGCGCATAACTCGTACACATCACTGCTAAACTCCCCGGTGGCATATTCATTGAGGGTAAACATTTTTACCCTACCACCGCCATTAATTGCGGATTTTACTCCAATACCAGTACCTAATCCAATAAGTGCTGTATTTAATACTCCTATGTTATCTACAACTTCTAAGACTCCTTTTGCAAAGTCTAAAAAGAATGTAATAACTTCACGATTGTTTTCATTTACCCAAAGACTATCCCAAGCATTCTTTAACTGATTAAGATGTCCTTCAATAGATTGCAAGTATGCTTCGTTTTCTTTTAATGCAGAACCTTCTGAATCAAGTGAAGAATCATATACCGATGACAACAAGTCTTTATTCTGCAAAATAGATGCCGCAATATTTGCTCTTCGCTTCGATTATGTTAAACATAGTTCGCAACACTATGTTAATTTATATATTACGCAATTTATTCAATACTAAGAAAATCCCTTATTATAACTTCTATGTTTTTAAAGTCATAATACGGGATTCTTAAAAGTTCAATATTATTTTTTTTACAATAATCATTTTTCATTTGATCATGTTTAACAGTAGTCAAATGGTTTTCTTTTGCTTTTTCTTCCGATACACCATTAAAAGTAACCGGGAAATAATGATGTTGCCCATCATATTCAATACATTTATTTAAATCCTGCAAATAAAAATCAAATGGCAACAAGCCTTTGTCCTTACAATCATAGAAAGTGTATTGAGGTAAATAAGTAACATTCAGATTTTTCAAAACTTGTTCTATTTGTTTTTCACCTTTTGAAAACACAAATTTTTTTGTATCAAAACAATATGGACAACCTTGGATATTGTCCCTATTCATGTTTCCTTTTCGCATACATTGAACGCCTGCTTCAGGATGTTTTTTACAAATATATTCGATATATATAAGTCCATTTTCTTTATAATTGCCAATATAAATAAAATCCCTTTGTTTGCACATTTCTTCACATTCATAGTCGTTCACCGTAGGGTTAACCATATGAGCATTTTCTGTAACTGTTCTGCCACAATAATAACAACCTCTTCCAGATTGTAAATGTCCTAAACTAATTGTAAGTTCACCATTATCCAAATGTCTTGGACATAAATACCTTAAAGAATTTGTTGCCGCATTCACATAATCATCCTCAGAAGACAATAGGATATAATCTGTTTTTGCAAACTCGTCTAAAACATCTTTAAAAGTATATTTTCTATGATAAGGATTTGGATTTAACAATCCCATTCTTTTACGTTTAGTTGCTACAGATTTTTCAGTATGTGTTTGAAAATATTCAGATATCTGCTTGTCTGATAATATTAGATAGTTTTCTTTAATAAAATTTATTTCTTCTTGTGTCCATTTATTTCTTGCCATTTTATCACCAGTATATTATCCTTTCAAAATCATTTTTTGGTATAAAAAATCTCCAGATAATGAAATAATTCTGGAGTCTTCTTATACTTATATGTAGTTACTTCATTAATCACTTTTACAAAAGTAGGTTTAATACCAACCGACAGTAAATAATCCTTTTCTGGAGAGTACTGTGTTTGATATTCAATATCAAATTTTTTCATTGTTGTTTTCCTTTTTCAAAATATTTTGCGTAATATATAAATTCTTTATATTTCTATAAAGTCCAGACCATGTTTTAAATCCTCGTCTTTACGTTAGGATTCACACCTTTTCCATCACCATAAGCTTGTAATGTACTCCCTGACATTGGGATGGTCGTTGAATGTTCCCCATGCTAATTATAGTTTAGAGGCTTCACTGCAAATTAGCCATTGTTACATCTCTAACTTTTTAATCCGTCATATAGTAGTTTCCCCTATATTGTGGCATAGAGCTTTAGGCAATCAATGCAATTAAATGTGTTCTATAAATATGTGTTTCCACAAATTCCAGGCAATTTTATTCACCTGCAAGTGTTTCCAATAATAAATTAAGATTGTTAGTTCCGAATTCTTTATCTTTCTTAACAATATCATTATATAAATCTGATAAACCATACATAATTTCATATGTCGATTTATAATTGCCATTAGAATCAAGAATATCAAAACCTTTGCCATCTTCAGATGCAGCTTTGGTTGCAGAAAGAATAGTATCACGAAGTTTCGAAACCGTTGTAATTACACCATCAGTTTCTTCACCAAGTTCTTCTAATTGATCTTTTGCTTCTTTGGTTCCAACCAATCTTAACGCAATTGTTTGCATACCACTTCCAACACTTTCAGCATCCTGAACAACTGCATTACCCGCAGTAATAAGTGCAACTGCTTCATTAATATCATTACCAGCAGTAGTTAATGCACTTGCAGATCTTTGAAGTGCAGAAGCTAACCCATCTGTCGAAATAGCGTAATTGTTACCAATATTATTCATGATATCAACGATATCCATCTTCTCTAAATCTTTATATGCTTGACTCATGGAAACTAACGAATCAGTTGCCTTGTCAATGGATTCAAACTCGGATACATTGAATAAAATATTTGTTGCTTCGGCAGATTTTGCAGCTTCTTGAAGACTTTCACCAAGGCGCAACCAATCGGCAGTACTATTTTGAACAGCACTAGCAGTAGCACCAATAGCGTCAGCTAATTCAAAGCTCTCTTTCTGAAACTCCTTTAAAGTAGAAATACTCTCATCAGAAACTTTATTCATTTCCGTGAGAGCTTTGTCGTATTCCTTTATGGTTTCAAAGCCAGACCTTAAAATTCTAAGTAAATCCTGGAAACTAAAATACATCGCAAAGAACTGTGCCGCTAAGTGATGAGCTTTAGTTCCAATTAAATCAAAGAATGATTTACCAGTCTTACCTGATACCTGTAATCTAGCATTTAATTCAGCGAATTCAACATTTATCGCTTCAAGCTCTTTTTGAGATTTACCTGTATCAATTGCAAGCTGATATTTCTGTCTTAATGCCTCAAATAAATTTTGCAGTTCTTTGGGCATTTTAGTGTTCTTTTCAAGAATCTGAGAAATCTTCGCTATTTGATCATATGCTTTAACTTGGTCAAGCTCTATGTACTCCTTATTATTCTTCATTGTACGGAGTTGTTTTTCAAGCTGTTCTACATTAACTAATAAGGTTGCAACCTCTCCAAGCTCTTTGCTATTAACAATATCAATACCTTGTTCTTGCTTTGTCCTTAAAGACTTAATAGACTCCTCAAGTTCTTTAACTGTGTTTTTATATTTTTCTACATATTCTAAAGCTCTCTTATTAGCAGTACCTTGTACAAATTTATCAGCAGACTTGTCAATGTCTACTTTTAAAGTATCCAAATAAGATTGTGCTGAATCTTGAAGAAAATTAGCACGAACATTATCATATCTATTTTTACTTTCTACAGAACCAAGATCATCTAATGCTTTAGCATATTTCCCGATTCCCTCAGAAGCTTCATAAAATTCTCTAGTTAATCTTTCAAGTTCTTTTTCTTCATCTTTTACAAGTTTGATACCCGCTTTTTGCTTTGATAATAAAGCATAATACTTATTTGCTTCTTTATATAGTTTATCATAAGCATTTGTCGCATCTTCATTCTGCTTAGTGGCTTCCTCAGTTTGCTTTGCTGCTTTTTTAGACGATTCTTTTGCCTTATCTAAAGCATTACTAATCTTTTCAGTAGAACTAATTAATGCACCATTTTCACCAACAGTAATGCTATTTCCAGTTTCACCAGTAAGTTGATAAGAGATTAAACGATTACCATCTTTATCAGTGCGAATTTTACGAGTAATATTATATACTTCTCCAAGAATGGACATATATTCCTCGGCAGATTTAACAGCCTTATTCCATTCATCTGTCATTGGAACAACAGTAAATGCATCAGCTTCACCCTCAATAGATGGAATAGAAGCGTCAGCAGATGCTTTTACATTTTTATTTTCATCGGAAAATTCACTCTTTGCTTGAGCAGCTTTCTTAGCACTGTCTGCAACTTCTTTAAACGCCTCAGATTCTTTATCTAAACCTACAGTAGAAGATGAAGTATTAAGTGGATTCTGTTCTGACTGAGCAACTTCTTTATTAGCTTTAACAATTCTGTCCTTTGCTTTCTCTACTTCATCTGCATGTTCCTTAGCAGAAGATGAAGCTTTCTCACGAGACTCTTTGGTTTCTTGCGCAAGTTCTTCCTCGGACTTCTCAACTTCTTCATTAGAAGCTTCAATCTGCTCATCAGCCTGTTCAATTTCTTGAGCTGTCTCTTTAGCTTCTTCTCCGGCTTTAGATGAAGTAGGAGATGAAAGAGGAGTTTGATTGCCTTCTGGAAGTTGCTTCAATATACCAGAATATTTTAAAAGTTTTTCAACTAAACTATCAATATCATCTCCATTTAATTGCATTGAAAGACTATTTGTTAGTCCACCAAACTGAGATAATCCTAAAACGTCTATTTGTCCAAAAACAGATAATAATTCAAAAACAGTATCTTTAACTTTTGATAAAGAAGCATCAATTTCAGTGTTTGCAGCATCTACTTTTTTGGATTCTTGTTCCCACTCTTGTAAACCTTTAACATATTTATTGAAAGTTCCAGTAACTTCTTTTTCAACAGTCTTTCCAAGAAGTCCATCATAAGATATACCTTCATCATTCATTCTCTGCATATATGCAGCTATGACTTTTCTTTGATGTTGGATATCTTCAATATTAGCAACTCCCCACATAGAACCAAGTGCGCCTTGATACTGCATTGACTCACCTGATTTATAAGATTTATTTAATTGCTTATAAAAATCAACCGCTTCTTTTAATCCACTGACTAAATCATCAGTTTCTAAGGAAATCTTATCTATCTCTTGAGCAAAAGACATATTATCTGTAAATTGCAAAGATTTTCTTTGTTCATTAAGCTCAACCCATGAAGAAATTAACTCACGAAGCTTTTCTTTTGTCACAGTAAGCTCTGTCTGTAAATCTCTTTGCTCTTGTTGTGGCTTATCTGTATCACCCGATAAAACAGGATTTTTATTTCCCTTCGGTTGGGTGGGAGTAGTAGAAGAGTTCTGTTTCATCTCTCTAACTTCAGAATTTGCAGCTTTCAATACAGGAACAAGCTTCTGTACTGTATCAAATAAAGTCTTAAAGAAATCAATATCATTCTTTTCCTTAGTACTTAACTCATCAAATGCTCCAACAGAATTTGTTAAATATTTAATTTCTGCCTCATAATCATCAATTTTCCTTCCTCCTAACGCTTGATGTGCAGAGTATAAAGGCACAAATTGTTTATATGTTTTTGAGGAACCAAAATCAGTTTTATTATATAACTTTTCTAGCTTTTTTTCTAAGGCATCAATATTTAAGTCTGAACCTAATTCATCAAGTAAGTCTATGCCTTTCCACTTACTTTTATGTTTCGACATGGCTTGCTGTAAAATTTGTTGAATTTCATCACTTGCTTGTTCAACTTGCTTTTTAGCTGTCTTAGAAACATCAATATTTGGTTCAGCTTCAATCTTTGGCTTTACTTTAATTTGTTTCTTTTTAGATTTATCCTCTATTGCATCTTTTAACTGTGAAACAACTTCAGTTGCAGCTTCATCAGCATTTGTAACATCTACTTGTTCAATAATACTTTCAATTTTCTTTATTTTCATTTTTTGTTTTTGAGCTTCTTTCGCTGCTTTTGCCATACCTTCATCAAATTTCTTAGAAAGGGCTGCCGCTATATCTTCTTCTAATCCATCAAGTAAAAAATCACCATCATTACTTTTAATTGCCATTATATCACCACCTTAATTCAACTTTGTCAAATGCTTCACGTCTATATTTTCTATTTATTTTTTTTGCAACATCTCTCCAAGTATTATCAAACTTTTCGAAAATTTTTTCAGGAGTACCAGACAATTCTCCAAAAAGAGGGGAACTAATAGTTGCGCTCCAATGATTATCATATGAACCATAGCCATGATCTACATACTCATCTTCAAGACCTCTAATACCGTTCATCACATTTTTTAAAACATATTCTCTAGAAACTGGATGATAGTTTCCGTCTCTATCCTTCCATGATTTATATGGCAACATATCAGTATGATCCCATCCACTAAGAAATCCAACGACTCTGCCATTCTTGTATATCTTTTTGAAACCATTGGCTAAGTATAAATTCCAACCAGTACATGTTCCACGACCAACTTCATGTCTATAATAACTAAGCGTTTTATATCTATAGAATTCATCTATACACTGTTCAAACATTTTCGAACCTTCTTGACATATTTCTTCCAAAGTTTGACTTGCAGCATCTTTTGCCGCTTCAACAAATAGCTTTGTGTTCTTTTTTACCCATTTACTTTTGTAGCTGCGTGGCATATCAATTCCTCCTCCTTTCATAAAAATCAGCTCATAGACTTTGACACCTATGAGCCGCAGTAATTATTCGTATTTTTACTTTACTTACTTAATCCACCCTTGACCATTGAAAAGAAATTTTTCTTTTCTTCTACCGGAAGAGTATTAAATACTTCCGTAATTCCACCAAGTTCTTTTCCTAATCCTGCACTAAAAATCATACTTACTTTCTCTACAAGGTCGGAGAGGAAAGCGGCGGTACTACAGTTCTGTGCAGTCCACGTATCTATAACTTCAGACTGTACAGTAATCAATTCTTGAATATCTGCACCAATTTCGTTCAAAATCATATCTAATGCACCAGACTCCTTGAGCAAATCATAAGATTCATAACTCTTTGCTTTTTCTTCGCCAGCATCATCAACTTCTTTATCCGGAGTTAAGTCTGTATATAATGCAAGAATAGCCATAACTAAATTAAGCTTTGACACAGTAAGATTGATATATTTACCATGTTTCCCCTCTGCAATAGATTTCTCATTCATGAGATTTAATACCATTGTCTTGGACAGAAGAGGAGCGTAGTGACCCGTGACATGTTTCTTTACTAATGCCTGCTTATTAGTGTCATCTTTCAACTTATTAAAATTTTCTACAAATTTTGATACGAGTGTTTTTTCTGTGTTCATATTTTTTATTCTCCTTTTAATTCCTAATAATAATTAAAATCCAAACATTTCGTTAATAGTATCTTCATCATGGTTTTTACAGTAGCTCTGTGTGGTACTAACATCTGAGTGATGCGCTAAAACCATAATCTGTTCAAGTGGAAACTTTTTGTTATTTCCATTTTCATCTTTAATTCTATCATCAGTACCTTGCAGCAAACATTCGATTCTACTATGTCTACAAGTATGAAAAAAGATATTCGTTTCTTCACCACGAATATCCTGTAAGATACTATTGCACTTTAAAATTCTGTCATACATAGCAGATATAGTTACTGGTCGAGCAGTTTCACCTCTACCAGTAATCCACAAAGAATCTACATTATCTTCACCACGCCATTCTAAATACTGACGAATAAGCTCCTTAGTGTCATCTAAATAAACCAATGGAAAGAGTTTTCCACGCTTGCCCTTTACAATATTGGTTTTATTACCATCAAGTAATCCGTACTTTGTGACCTGAAGCACCTCATTTTTTCTACCTGCGGAGTCGAAAGCGAGAGACCACATAACCGCATTTTGTAAATCGCCAATTTCAACAAGCCTATCTCTAACCTTAATAAATTCCTCAAATGTAAAGAAAAAATCATCTTCATTAGTCTTTACTTTCTCCCTCGGAACCCCTTTTACTTTCTTGCTAGTATTAATATCATATTCATAGTCATCATCTTCTTCGCAATATGTAAGTAAACTATTAGTAGCAGAATGGATTCTATTACATCTTGCCGGAGACATTCCAGATTCATCAAACCAAATATTTAAGCGTCTGAAATCCTTCTTTGTCATCTCAAGAATACTCTTATTCCCGAAGTCTTCCATAATTTTTATTAACACAATCCGGAGATCCTGGTAATAACCGTCAAGCGTCCCCTGAGATTTCTTTTGCTGCTTGTATTCAGTTAAGAAATCCTCCAAGATTGCTTTATTTTCCTTATTAACTAATGCCCATTTTTCTTCTGTAAATATTCTGTTATAAACTCCACGACTTCTAGCCATCCGTTCACATCCTTTCGCGTCTTATTATTTCTTTTGTAAAAAACTCACAGTTATTTCTTTATATTCATCATTTTGAAAGTCTTCCGGAAATAAAAATAAATATTTAACTCCCGCCGATTCTAACCATTTTTTCTTTTGCAACATCTTTTTCTGATAGTTAATTTCTGGCTTTGAACTATATGATATATTTTCCCAATCTTTAGATATAACCCCTGCGATTTCTACATAATAAAAAATGCCATCATTATTGATGACATAATCACAGTTAGTTTTTGACTTTATAACATTGGGAACAAAAGTGCGATATAATACATCCCTTTGATAAGTATCATTATAAACATATCCAATATTTTTAAGAAACTGAGAAAAATCATATTCCATAGAAGAAAGTACGCGTTCTCCATCATCAAAAGTATAATGATAACTAAAATTACTAGGATTCATCATAAACCCTTTAGATTTTATATAAGCAAAGATGTCTACTCCAGCAGATTTAAAAGCTTTCGTAAATGTTTTATGTTCGGTTGACCTTGGATTATATTTACTTGATTCAATATCTTTCCAAGAAATAAATTTGCGATCAGTTGCTGCACTAATATTATCAAGTATTTCATCTAAAAGACCTCTATAATACTCAAAAGGTTTTGGTTGAGTAGGTAAAGTTTTCATCAATCCTAACTGTTCTTTACACTTACTCAAAGAACCCCATATTCGAGTCACAACAATATCACTAAACCCCACATTATCTAAAGTAATATCATTTTTTGTTATAGGTCTACCCAATTTCTTTTCAAGAGCAATTAATTTATTTGCCACATCTCTATCATCTCTTTGCAACTTATTACTTTCATACCCAAGCCATTTTACAAAATCATCATATGTTATTACTGATTCATTTGGACAATTTTTAGCCAACCACGAAGCAGACGGTAGACCATATGTATTATTTGTAAGTTCTCCGGACATAAGTGCTCTGCCTAATTTATCAGAAATATCTTTAAATCTTTGTATATAAAAATCATAATTTTTAACATCTGCACGTACATGTTGAACTTTACCAAACTGCAACATAAAGTCATTGTATGTAACACCTGCGTCTTCAAGAACTCGTTTAATTATCCTTTGTTGTGGTAAATTATTCTTAGCAAGTCCCTCACTAGTTTTTGGAAGTCTACCATTCTTTTTATTAAAATCTCTATATAACCATATCAAGTCTTGATAAGTTACATCTGTACTTAATACTTTTTCCCCATCAACATTTAAGTAAATTGCTGTTCCCATATTTTATACTCCTCCCTTATATAAGAAAAGAGACCGCAATGGCAGTCTCTCTCAATAGAAGAGTGGCTGGTAATTATCCAGCAAATCTCTTTATTACCTATTTACAATAAAACAACATTGTTCTATTATGTTTTTGTACATATGCGTCACACCTATGTATAAACTTGAGAAAGAATTATCTTTCTCCTTTCAAGAAGCACAAAAGTCATAGTTTCACGCCTATGACTTTTTGTGTTTAATCTTCCATATCAACTTTTTCTAAACTATCTAAAATACATTTTGCACAGAGTTCTTCACCCTCATATTCATACAGTTGTTCTATACTTTCACCACATTGGTCACATTCGTGATAGTAGTAATCACGATCTCTTCCACAACTAATACATTCCGGACAACCATAGCAATCATTTCCCTTTACTCGCATATCCATTTACTCCTTGATAAAAAATTCAAATTCTGTTCTTGGATTATCCTTGTCATATCCAGTTTTAAGAGTAAGAGAGTGTAAGTGTTTTTCATCATCATCTACAATGAAACCAGATTCAGAGAATCCATCTAATATAAATTTTGGCACTTGATTGTCAGTGTCGTGTCTTATTTTAGTATCAAAAAAGACAGTCTGAACAACTTCAAAATTGTCCAACTGTCTATCACTTAATCCCTCTGATTTAATCCAATAAATTACGAAATCTTTCCATTTCTGCTTTAATGCATTCATCTGAATTCTCGGAAGAATACACCACTGATTTATTGATTCATGCCTTGGCTTTGGAATAGGCACTTTCTTTGCCTTCGGATGCAACTTAAAATAATGTTTTGTATACTCGTCCAAAACCACTTGGTCTAAAATCAACTTTATATAATTTTCTTCTTTAATACAGCTCAATCCTTTTTCTCCTCAACAATCTTTCTTCTCAATTCATTACAACGCTCATAATCTCTGCTTGTAAACAGACTCTTTACATATTCAACTGCCTCATCAAATGACACTTTTATTCCGTCAAACCATTCACCTGATAATCTCGCATAATTAAAATGGTCATGTGCTATTTTCTCAATGGTATATAAATAAGTTGCAGTAGGAGAGCAATACCACTTCACAATATCATAACCTGCGGAGTTACTACCTGATAGACTCTGAATTCTCTGTGCCATATTCGTTGTCTTCCCAATTTTTATGTTTCCGACTGAGTTCTTCAATACATATATGTATATTTGACCATCATTTAAGACTGGTATTTCATTTAATTCCTTTTTATTCATTTATTCCTCAATAATTTCATATGTAATCATCAATGGTACAACTACCAAGTCAATATTTGTATTTCTAATACATTCGCTACAAATATCTTCAGCTACTTTTTTACTGGCAAATTTTGTAGCTTTAAGAATGTTATCAATAAAACAATAATTCGCATTTCTCAATGACATAATATAATTAGTCGGTTGAGATAAATCTGCAATTACATAGCGATATAATTCTTTTTCTTTAAACCTATTCATCTATTTTAATTCCCGATTCTTCCATAATATATAAAGTGGTTGACTTTCCTTTCGTGAAAAAAGCATAACCAACTTATCTTCTTTAGTTTCAATATCAGTAGTCGTATACATATCAACAGGATATACCTCATGCTTTATGTAAAGCTTCATTTGTTTTTGATCTATTACTCTTACAACATCTTTTAATAAATAACGTTCACCGTTAATTTTACTAATCTCGTAATCCATTTCCTTTTTCTCCTTATAAAATAAAAAAGGGGAGATACGCCAACATCAGTGACATACCTCCCCTAATTATTCAAATCACTGACATTATCTTTTTTTATAATATTTTGTATTATTTGCACTCTTATAAGATTCATTTTTTCCCTCGGTTTTTTCTTCTACAGTTTTAACCGGTGTATTATTTTCTTCGTGAATCTTAATAATTTCTTGAATTTGCAATCTAGTAACTTCTGCAAAATCCTCAATCTTATCAAGATTTAACTGAGAAATTAAATCATATGCAGTTTCTGCACTAATAACTTTATCTCTATACTGTGTACATACTTCATAAATATCATGACAGTTTTGACCATCAAAAATAAAATACCAAGTTGGCTTACCTGCATCTGCACCACAAGTGGGGCAGTATGAGTAGTGTTGCCCACAAATCACACAGGTTCTGTTGTTTTTAGCCATAGTTCCATACTCCTTTTATAATATTGAGGCAGACTGTTACATCTGCCTCATGTTTACAGAGTAACTATTACTCTTCGTCGTCACCGCACATAACGATGGTATACAGTTCCTTATCAGCAGAGCAGTAAGAAATCTGCATGTCGCCCTTATAATCAAGAGTACCTTCGGTAGAAAGAGTAATACTCAGTTCCGGAGATACCTGGAAGGACGGGATGATAATATAGCAACTTCTTAAAGTATCCGGTTCACACGGATCAACTGCAAGAGCCTTAAGAGTCAACTTAACAGTTCCAGGGAACTTATCAGAAGCATTGGTAATCTTAACTGCATTTGCAGCCTTTCTCTCAAACTTAACAACGAATCTATCAGCAGTTTCATCAGTCGGAAGAGTAAGAACATTGCCTTCAAGCTTATAATCAGTATTAGAAGCATCACCAGTACCAAGCTTATAAGCTTTACCCATCGCACCGTTGTTACCAAGAGCGTTAACCTTTACAGTGCCTGCAACAAGAGTCTCATTAGTGCCATCAACTAAAGTAACAGTAGCAGTACCTTTGTTAACAACAACAATCTTCGGCATCTGAATCATGTTAGTGGAAGAACCAACAACCTTATCAGTACCAGAAGCTGCACCGATTACGTTAAGGTTAATCATTGCGTTAGTTGCAGTAAAGGAACCAGCCTTACCCTGATAGAACTTCTTAATAAGAGAACCTTCAGCGGAACGAGCTTCCTTAGATTCAGCAGTTGTCTCAATAGTTGCCTCAGAAAGCTGAGTTAAAGTATACAGAAGAGTACCATCTGTCTTTTCAGCAGTAGCCATTTGAATACGATCAATTACGATATCATCCAATGTAAATGCCATAATTTTTTTCCTCCTTATATTATTTTTGAGTATAAAAATAGAAGAGTGATAACACCCTTCTTAGTTGCGCATATTATTTAGTTATCATTTATATCTCTCATAAAATTAAATAATTTCTTATCTACTTTACTGAGATCACACATCCCTGAATAAAGTCCAGAATTTAAAGCTACAGTATTTTCATAAATCTGTAATCTTTGAACACTGTCCATAAATTGAACAATGCCCATATCTTTCAGTTCTTCAAGTTTATACTTAAATCCAGGATGATTTATACAAGATGATACTAGAGGTAATAAAGTTGATTTATTTGAATTTTTCTTACTATTAATAAGATTAATTCTATCCTCATCTATCATCCATTCCTTTGTTGTCTTTCCTTTTGCTTTTTCAACCTTTGGATATATATTGAACATCAATCTTAAATATTCAGCTATGTGTTTATATGTGTTTTCATCAATTTCAATCTGTTGTTCTTTGTTATACAAGGTGACAGTCTCTGTGTCATCAACTTTCTTACCATATAAATCAAACAGTCTAAAATCCAAATCTCCAAATAACAATCTTGTAGATTCTACATTAAGAGATTTAATTAGCATACAAAACAATTCATAGTCAGAAATCTTATTCCAATCTACTCCCATGTCCCATAACTGTAATCTATACGAAGTTGTGTTAGAAATAAAAACATTCAACATGGAATAGAATTCTCGTTCACCAAAATATAAGATATCACCTATTGTCGGCTGTCTTATTTCGACACTACCGGTTTCAGAAATAATCTTATACGGCTCACCAAAATACATTTTCAATCTGTCGAATTCAAAGTTTTTGGAATCTGTCATATTTATTTCCACCACCTTGTACGTTATTTACTTCTTGAATTTTGAATTTAATAGTTCTTGCATAATATTTACTATCAATTATATCTTGAAAATCATTAACACACTTTAACTGCATACCTAAAGCATTTGTCCAACACAACAAATCTTTTATAATATAATCCAACAAATCAGTTCTTGGAATATCATATTCAGTATCCATATTCTCTTCATGTACTAAGCACATAACGATAAGATACTGATTTTTAATCACATTATTGGTATAAGAAACGTCCGTATCATCAATGTCAAACATAACAAAGTTCCGGACTTCCTTTTGAATACCATTTAGTTTCAGCCAAGGAATAATATATTTTTCTTTGTCTTTTTCTTTTTCTAAAGCCTCATCCCAACCTAATATTTCAGCTAAATCTGGATCTTTTTTAAACATTTCCATTATCTTAGCTTTCTTCCATATAATGTCGTTGTTCTTTTTGTTCTCCAAATCTCTCTTAATATTTTCTATATCTCTATCCATCAGCTAATCACCTCCACTTCAATAGAAGAATAGTATTCGCCTGCGGTATCACTGACTGATAGAACAAATACTTTCCCCTTAAGACCAGAAGCCTTAGCCGGTTTCACAGCAAGAACAGAAGAGTCAAGCTTAGTCATTTTCATAAGACCAACAAAATATTCCTTATCCTCATCTGAGTAAACGCCTTCATCATCAACGAATTGAATTTTCCACTGAGGATCAACACCATCTTCAGAGAAAGTTGCTCCGAAGAAATAGGTAGTACCCAATTCAAGGTCAGTTTCAACACTGTCGATAAATTCATCGTTTTCATCTTTAGTAAGCCAATTAATTTCCGAAGTCTTACCAACAATAGGAGTTTCAACTTCCGGAATATCAATCTGAATATCACCTTCGTTTGAATAATAATCGCAGACATGTAGCTCAAGATTATCTCTTTTAACATCGAATTCATCTTGTTTGATAGAGAGTTTTATAATTCCTTGAGGATTAATATCTTTGATTTTAGTTACCTCGTAAATCTTTGGATCTAGGTCATTATTAGACATAAAGAAACGTTGACCATGCATAATAGAACGAGTATCACACATACCAAATTCTTCGGTCTTGTCGCCATACACATATCTTGGATCGTTTATCCAAATACTTGTGAGGTCATCCAAGCTTGCACTTACGTTGTCTACCCACACGCCAGATGTATATGAGGACGCTAATTTGCTACAACCCCAAGATGTCATTAGTTTTCCACCATAAACCCAACGCAACTCCCAATCACACTTCAGTATCATATATCTTACATAAGCCGGAGCCTCATCCCTACCAACAATAATCCACCATTGAGTACGATTCTTAGTTGGTTGTGAGAATGGATTAATCAATTCTTCTTCTGTAAGATTGTTATTTGCATTAGTATCATCCGGAACGATTACATAACTTCCAATAGGATAATGAGTCTTCGGACGAAACTGAAGATAATAATCTACAGGATCTTTTTGAATAGATGGGGCAGAATGGGTTTGATATTTAGCATCTTCCCATTTCCAACCATCTTTGGTTAAGATATAAACTTTCTTATATGCTGGGTCACGAGTGAACGTAGAGTTCATAAGAACATCAGATTGATTCCGCTTTACCTGTCCCATAGTTGTACCATGAGAAAATAAATAATCTTTATATTGATTAATATTCATAATCTCAACCTCCAATCTTATCAACGAGAGAGTGAGCATCAAATATTAATTTACGATATGTTTGAAAATTAAAATTTTCCTTTCTTGTTTCTAATAAAGCCGCTTCTAATACACTCATCATTTCAACTATTTCCATTGGATAGGAGAGTAGTTTATTTAAACCATTGATTTTTAACATTAGTCCTTCGAAGTACTTTTCATAATCAACATTAGGAAAATCTTTAATCTTATTTGGGTCTTTATATAATAAAAGCCAAAACACATCTTTATGTAACTTGGTTTTATAATTCTCCATTTGTCCGTCAG